AGCCCGCCCCCGTGCCGCAGCAACGCCCGGTGAACCTCCCCCAGTTCCGCGACCGGTACGTCACATCGGCCGTGCAGGGCGAAGTCCAGCGGGTCATGGACGCCCGCAGTCAAGGCCAAGGCCGCAACGACACCCTCAACCGATCCGCGTTCATCCTCGGCACGCTCGTAGGCGCTGGTGCCCTCGACCAGCTCGACGCCGAGAACGCCCTGACACAGGCCGCCTATGCGGTTGGCCTGGACCACGACAGCAACAGCAATCCGAGACAAATCGAGGCGACCATTCGAAGCGGACTCACCGCCGGAATGCGTAACCCCCGACGTCTCCAGGGGGTCCGGTGAACACCAGTACCAAGCCCGTCGAGCTGCACCGGGGACAGCTCCGCATGGCGGAGCGGTTCGTCAGGGAGCACTCGTCCTCACTCCGCCACGTGCACAGCCTCGGCTGGCACAGGTGGGACGGTTCCCGGTGGCAGCTCGACGACGAGCGGACCGACATCAAGGCAGCCGTCGCCACCACGAAGCAGGCGGTCAAGTCGCTGGCCGACTTCACCGGCCCGGCCCGCGATGACCTGCTCGCCGACATCCGGCGGTCCGAATCGGCGAACGGCCTTGAAGGGATGCTGAAGATCGCATCCGCCCTGCCGCCTATCTCCACCTCGTCCAAGGCACTCGATGCTGACCCGTACCTGTTCAACACCCCGACGAACACCCTCAACCTCAAGACCGGGGCCGATCATCCGAACCGCCGAGACGACCTGATCACGAAGGTGTCCGGCGGCAACCTGCACACCGATCCCGACTACGAGTGGGAGACGTTCCTTCGGCGCATCCTCCCCGACGACGACGTCCGCGCGTTCGTCCGCAGGCTCATCGGCTACGCCATGTTGGGCAAGGTCACCGAGCACGTGATGCCGATCCTGACCGGGACCGGAGCGAACGGTAAGGGCACGTTCCGTGACGCGGTCATGGAGGCGTTCGGGGACTACGCCATCGAGGTGGACCCGGCCATCCTCATGGAGAGCAAGCACGAGCGGCACGGCGCGTTCAAGATGCGACTCCGTGGGGCGCGGCTCGCCTTCTGCTCCGAGACGGAGAAGGGGCGCAGGTTCGCCGAAGCCACCATGAAGAGGCTGGTCGGTGGTGACCCCATCGAGGCGAACCTGATGCACAAGAACCCCATCACGTTCGACCCGTCCCACACCCTGATCATGCTGACGAACCACCTGCCGATCGTGTCCGGTGATGACCCTGCCGTGTGGCGCCGAATCCTGGTCGTCCCTTTCGACGAGGTCATCCCGCCGGACGAGAGAGACGGCGGACTCCCCGACCGGCTCAAGGCGGCCAAGTCCACCGTGATCGCTTGGGCCTACGAAGGATGGCTCGACTACCAGCAGAACGGCCTCAACCCGCCCGAGATCGTCAAGACGCGCACCGACAAGTACCAGGCGGACAGCGACGTACTCGCCCGATTCCTCAACGAGCGCACCTGCGAAACGTCGTACGGCAAAGAGAAGGCGCGGGACCTGTTCGCCGCCTGGACCGGGTGGTGCCTGGCGGGCGGAGAGGTGCCCGGCAGCGAGGTCGAATTCGCCCGATCCATGCAGGCGCGCGGCTTCACGAAGAAGAACACGAACATCGGACGCGTCTATCCCGGCCTGATGCTCACCGTCGAGCAAGACGAAACGCGCTGACCTGCGGGAGTGAAGGGTTGTGGCGGGTTTCCCGATAACCCCCATCCGTACATATGTGGAGAGTTTCGGAAAACCCTACATAACCCTTCACTCCGACCCCCGTGAAGATCCACACCCGCCTGTATCCGGGCGGGACCTGGCTAGCCATCAGCCCCCACGGACAACGGAGTGAGACATGATCACCAACCTGTTCCAGCCCGCCCTTAGCTTCGATGACCCCAGCGCCACGCAGCTCCCCGTGTCCACCCCGGACGGATTCATCCCGGTGTGGGTGGACGAGGAGGCTGCCGACCGCCTCGCCGGCCGCAAGCTCAGCCGTGGCTCCCACGGCTACGCCGCCTTGTGGGACCGGGGAACCATGGTTCTGCTGCACCGCTGGATCATGGGCGCCGAAGTCCGGGACGGCCGGTACATCGACCACGTCAACGGCGATCGGCTCGACTGCCGCATGGCGAACCTGCGTTGGGCCACCGCGCAGGAGAACGCCGCCAACCGGGCGTGCACCGCGAAGTCCGGCTACCGGGGCGTGGCCAGGAGCGGCAAGCGGTTCACCGCCTACGGCAAAGCGCAGGGCATCGTCACCCACCTGGGCACCTACGACACCCCTGAGCAGGCCGCCGAAGTCGCCCACATGTGGCGCGTCCAGAACTTGCCCGGCTACACGGGCGACCCTCGCACCCGCTTCACCAGCCCCACCGCCGCCCTGATCGCGGCCTAACCAAAGGGATCAATCATGACCATCGCGTTCGTCATCGCCTACGTGGCCCTGCTCGCCACCGTCCTGCTTCTCGCCCTGGCCAACACCGACCGGCGTCTGCTCCGTGAATCCCGCGACCGCTACCGGGCCGACTACCTGGCTGCGATCGAAGCCAATCGGGAGTTGCGCGCCGAGCAGCTCGACGACATCAAGCGCCGCACCGCCAGTTTCCAGGCCACCACCGCACAGCTTCGCAACCTCAACAGCCGCAGCGAGGAGAACTAATCATGAGCGCCAACCAGATCCCGAACTTCGGTTACAAGCCCGCCGAGCTGCCCGGCCGCCCCCGCCCGCACTCCTGCACCCGCTGCTGGATGAACGGCGGGATCGGGCACCGCCCGGCCGAGATGACCCGGTTCGCCCGCAACGAGTCCGACTACCGCAGCGAGGACCCCCGCCTCGTCGTCGCCCTCAAGCAGTGCGGCTACTGGTCCGCCAAGCGGCAGAAGCACTGCGCGAGCACCGACCGGGTGACAACCCACGGCTGTATCGGCCCGCGCTGCGAGACCCACACCCCGTGAACGAGCTGGCCGCCCCTGGTCCTAACAGGGGCGGCACCCCCCACCCAAGCACAACACCCGAGAGGACACCATGACCAGCACCAGCCACAAGGCGATTCGCCGGCAGGTCCGCCACCTTCGTGCCGACTGGCGCCGCTGGCGTCACGCGAAGCCGGACGACCCCATGCGCATCGACTTCGACCTGATCTGCCCGGTCACCCGCAACGCCTACCGCAACGGCGAGCCCGTTCTCTGCGGTGACCTCACCTGCGAAGGCTGTGCCGCCACGCTCTACCGGGCCGACCGCATGGCCGAGATCACGGCCGAAGCAAAGCGGCTCGTCGTGGACGCATCGGACCTGTCCTGCCAGGCCCTCGCCCTGCTCGACCCCAAGGCGCTCGCCTTCCACGGCCAGCCCGTCGAGGGCTACCAGGCAGAGATGACCCGCCGCGGCGAAGACCACGTCCAGTCCTGTGACCTGACCGGCCACCTGTCCACCCCGTAACGACCACGGCCGGGCACTCCCTAGGTGCCCGGCCAGCTTGGAGCATCTCATGACCCAGCCCATCCGCCACCAGATGCCGCCCCGCAACCAGCGCAAGGGGTGGCGCAAGCCCGCCAACAGCAAGGTCGTCACCCGCGCGAGCCGGTGGGGTAACCCGTACAAGACCATCAAGGACGGCGGCACGTACACCCTGCAAGAGTCCCTTGCCGCCTATCGGCGCGACCTGTTCAGCGACGAGGGTGTCCAGGCCCGCCCGGACCTGCCTCGCATCACGATCAGGGACGCGATGGACGAGCTTCGCGGTTACGACCTCGTGTGCGGCTGCGACCTCGACCAGGGGTGTCACGCCGATCTGCTGATCTCGGTCGCCAACATCCCGTGGGGTGACGCCCCCGCCTCCGGCGACACAATGACCGTGGTCGAGCTCGACCAGCTCTCGCACTGCTTCCGCGACGAAAACACGTGGGGCCAGGGATTCAGCGAGTTCATCGAGGCGAGGAACCGCCTGCAGCCGATGCTGCCCCACACTCTCGCCTACTCCCGCGCGGTCGCCGCGTTCTGCCACGAACACCGCCTCGTCCCCGGCCACGGCCAGACGCTCAATTGGTTCGGCTACGGCAGCGTGCCGCTCGCCTTCGACGACGAGGCCGACGAGGACGGGCTGAAGACCCTGATGTGGATGGAGGACTTCTCCGCCGTGTCCGGCATCTCCTGCGAGGACCTGATCCTGTTCTGGATGGAAGAGGAAGAGGACGAGCGCAGCGACATCTACTCGATCAGCTACGAGTACGACGGCCGGCCGATCACCCGGTACCTGTTCGGTCACTCCGCCGCCATGCGGGCGATGACGTTCCTGTCCCCGTGGCGGCACGAGTTCTACGAGCAGACGAAAGAGATGATGTCGCACGCGATGGCCAAGTCGGGGCTCGGCCAGATGCTCATGGGCGGTGACGGGTCCGGCTTCACTGCGATCGCCCACATGACGACCGTGGACGGGCAGGCGCTCACGGTGGCTCACCCGATCCACTCGTTCAACGAGGACAACGTCCCGATCGTCCGCCCGATGTGGGAGGACGCCGAGGACGAACTGATCCCGATCACGGACATGTGCGAGACGTACGAAGTGGTGCGCTCCTCCGACGCGGCTCAAAACATCCTCGGCCCGCGCGTCAGCGAGGAAGAGGCGCTGAAGATGGCGTTCCGTGGCCCGGCCGTGACCCCCGACGCCTGACCACCCGAGGGGTACGGCTCAAGCGCCGTACCCCTCACTAGCGAGTACCCCCCGCCCAACCCTTAGCGCAACCCTTGGGGGAACCCATGACCATCTGCGAACTGTGCGGTGCCCAGACCGGCGACTACGCCAACGTGTGCACCCGATGCGGCGAGGGCCTACGCCGCAGCCTCGAAGACATCCCCGGCCTGGACGCCGAACTCGACACGACCGCCTACCGGCAGGCCAAGATGGGCGCGGGCAATGCGGGCGGTGGCCGATCCGACGAGAAGCCGATGCCCGTCAACCTCGACGCCGATGCCCTCGGCCGCCGACTCAAGACCGTACTCGCCACCTGGTGTGACCTCGTCTCCGATCAGCGGGGCATCCCCCACCCGCTCGACGGCCTCGCCCCCATGTCCCGCTGGCTGCTTGGTCACGTGATGTGGCTGCGCCACCACCCCGCCGGCGCCGATGCCGTCGTCGAGATCCGGGACGCGGTCAGAGACGTGTGGAACGTCATCGACCGTCCCCGCGACCGGGTGTTCGCCGGGTACTGCGGATGCGGTAACCCGCTGTACGCCCGCGAGGACGCCCCACAGGCCGTTTGCCGTGTCTGCGTGGACGAGGACGGGCAACGCCCCGCCTACAGCGTCACAGAGCAGCGGGACGGCATGCTCGCCGCCATGGAAGTGATGAGCATGCGCCCCCCAGAAGCGGCCTACGCGTTGAGCATCCTCGTCTACCCGATCACGGCCGAACTCATCCGCACGTGGGCGGCACGGGGCAAGCTCCAACCGTCCGGCGTGGACGAGAAGGGGAGGAACGTCTACCGGCTCGGCGACATCGCAGCGCTGATGATCCCCGTCGAGCAGGCCAGCTAGTTGCGCAAGTAACCACTTACTGACATGCTCTGATCTGATAGCCACGGGGCACATGGCGCTGAAGGGCTCGGTCAACACGGACCGGGCCCTTTCGCATGTCCCGAGAACGTCGATCCCCTTGACACCAAAGGAGCGGTTGACATGCCCCAGTCCCCTGCGCAGAAGGAAGACTCCGCCCGGCAGAAGGCGCAGGTCCTCAAGCTCCGGCGTACCGGCATCTCGTTCCAGGCGATCGGCGACCAGCTCGGCGTTACCCGGCAGCGCGCACACCAGGTGTACAAGCAGGCGCTTGAAGAGATCCCCGCCGAAGAGGTGTCCCTATATCGGGCAGAGCAGGCGGACCGGCTTGACGCGCTGCTCGTCCGGGCTAACGCAGTCCTCGACGCCGAGCACGTGATCGTCCAGCACGGCAAGGTCGTCATGCAGGACGGTGTCCCGATCCCGGATCAGGGCCCTGTCCTCGACGCCATCCGGGTCGTCCTGGCGATCGAGAAGCAGCGAGCAGACCTGTACGGGTTCAACACCCCGGTCAAGCAGGCCGTCGAGATCGAAGGCGGCCTCCGGTACGAGGTCGTCGGCGTAGACCCGGACGCTCTCAGATAGCAGGGGGTGACCATGCTGGCAACCCCCTCCGTCGTACGGTTCGAGCCGCGAGGCGCTGCCCTCGACGTGCTCACCCGCAAAGACAACGAGGTGTTGCTGTCCGGTGCGGCCGGCACGGGCAAGAGCGTGGGCGCTCTGATGAAACTTCACCTCGCATGCCTCAACACGCCGAAGGTGCGAGCGCTCATCGTCCGCAAGACGCACGCCTCGCTGACCGCGTCCACCCTGGTCACCTTCCGGCAGAAGGTCGCGGCCGAGGCGATCTCAGCGGGCCTGCTCCGCTTCTACGGCGGATCGGCCCAGGAGCCTGCAGCGTTCCGGTACGCCAACGGGTCCACCATCACGGTGGGCGGGCTCGACCGGGCAACCCGGCTGCTCTCGACCGAGTACGACCTTTGCTTCATTGACGAGGCGATCGAGGTCACCGAAGAGGACATCGACACCATCGTCACCCGCTTGCGGAACGGACGCCTGTCGTATCAGCAGCTCATCATGGCGACCAACCCCGGACCGCCAACGCATCACCTCAAGCTGCGCGCTGACGGCGGACGCTGCACGATCCTGTACAGCCGCCACGAGGACAACCCGCGCATGTACCAGGACGGGGAGTGGACAGAGTACGGCGCGGCCTACCTGGAGAGACTGGAAAGCCTGACCGGTGCCCGCTACCAGCGGATGCGATGGGGCAAGTGGGTGGCCGCCGAGGGCCTCGTCTTCGACGGGTACGACCCGGCCGTCCACCTGATCGACCGGTTCCCCATTCCTGACGACTGGACCAGGTGGGTAAGCGTCGACTTCGGGTTCACCAACCCACAGGTAACCCAGTGGTTCGCCGAGGATGACGACGGCAGGCTGTACCTGTACAGAGAACTGTACGCCACACAGAAGACCGTGGACCAGCACGCCCGAGACTTCCTCGACCAAGTCACCGACGCTGACGGTAAGTGGACTGAGCCCCGACCGCGCGCCATCGTGTGCGATCACGATGCAGAAGGTCGCGCGGTCCTGCAACGCGAGCTGGGCATGTCCACCGTGGCCGCGAAGAAGAAGGTCACCGAAGGTATTCAAGCCGTGCAGGCGCGGCTACGGCCCGCCGGGGACGGGAAGCCGCGGCTGTACATCCTGCGTGACTCCATCGTCCACACGGATCAAGCCCTCGTCGATGCGAAACGTCCCACCTGCACCGCCGACGAGCTGCCCGGATACGTGTGGGACACCTCGCCCGGCAAGCCGCCGAAGGAAACCCCGGTGAAGGACAACGACCACGGCTGTGACGCCATGCGCTACCTCGTCGCCGAGCGGGACCTAGGCACCCGCCCCCGAATCCGCTGGATGTGAAGGAGGCCGACGTGGAACGCAAGAGCGTGTTCGCACGCCTCGCCCCGGCTATGCCCGTCCTGCTCGTCATCGCGGGCCTGGCGCTGCTCACCGCTGCGGCATGGGCCATCGCCCTACCCGCCGGCCTCGCCGTCGCCGGGGTGTCCGCCTTCGTCCTTGAGTGGCGCATCACCGGGGGGAGCAAGACGTGAGGTCCCTCATCGGCGGCGTGGCCGGGCTACTCAACCGGGCGCCCGTCCCCTACACCGGACGTGCCGCATCCCGGCTGCCTCTCTTCCACCGCAACGACCGCGAGGCGCAGATGCGAGCGATGGGCAGCGTAGGAACGCTGTTCTCCATCGTCAACCGCACCTCGACCGCCACGGCGCAAGTCAACTGGCGGCTATGGCGTAAGGCCCCAAGCGGGAAGAAGGAAGACCGCGTCGAGGTGACCAAACACCTAGCCCTCGACATCTGGAACAAGCCGAACCCGTTCTTCACCCGACAGCTACTCGTCGAGTCGGAGCAACAGCACGTCGACTTGACCGGCGAAGGTTGGCTCGTCGTCGCCCGTAACCCGGCTATGCGGTCCATCCCGCTGGAACTGTGGCCCGTCCGCCCGGACAGGATCGCACCGGTACCACACCCCACTGACTATCTGTCGGGCTACGTCTACACGGGCCCTGATGGCGAACAGGTGCCGCTCGAAAAGGACGAGGTCATCCAACTGCGGATGCCCAACCCGCTCGACCCGTATAGGGGCATGGGGCCTGTCCAGAGCATCCTGACGGATCTGGACTCGACCAGGTACAGCGCCGAGTGGAACCGGAATTTCTTCATGAACTCGGCCGAACCGGGCGGGATCATCGAGGTTGACCGGCGGATGGGCGACGACGAGTTCAACGAGCTCCGCTCCCGCTGGAACGAGCAGCACAAGGGCGTGGCGAACGCCCACCGGGTGGCCATCCTGGAGACCGGCAAGTGGGTGGATCGCAAGTTCTCGCAGAGAGATATGCAGTTCGTTGAGCTGCGAGGCGTCTCCCGCGACGTGATCCGCGAGGCGTTCGGGATCAGCGGGTTCTCCCTCGGCGACATCGACGACGTCAACCGGGCAACCGCCGACGCCTCGGCCGCATGGTTCGCCGAGATGCTGACCACGCCCCGCCTTGAGCGGTTCAAGCAGGCGCTCAACAGCAGCTTTCTGCCCATGTTCGGCTCGACCGGCCAGGGCGTCGAGTTCGACTACGACAACCCGGTGCCGAGCAACGCGGAAGCCGAGAACAAGGAGCGCGACTCCCGAGCCAAGGCCACGCGGGAGCTGGTCGACGCCGGTTACCACCCCGATGACGCCGCCGAGGCCATGGGGCTACCAAAGATGAGGTTCGTGGGGAGGAACAATGGAACGGCTCAAGACGGCCCGCCCCCGAGCTAGCCTCCGGCAGGGCCGCACTGACTGGTACCGGATCGAGAACGCGACCACAGCCGCCGATGCGGCGACGATCCACGTGTACGACGAGATCGGCTATTGGGGCGTCACGGCTCAGGACTTCGTGGCCGAGCTGCAGGGCATCACCGCCGAGCGGATCGAGCTGCACGTCAACAGCCCCGGCGGGGATGTGTTCGACGGCATCGCGATCATGCAGGCGCTCAAGAGTCACGCCGCACATGTCACGGTCACGGTGGATTCGCTGGCCGCGAGCATCGCGTCCGTGATCGCCATGGCTGGTGACCGGGTGGTGATGGCGAAGAACGCCACCATGATGATCCACGAGGGTCACAGCGTCGCGATCGGCAATGCCGCCGACATGCGCTCGACTGCCGACCTGCTCGACAAGGTCAGCGACAACATCGCCTCGATCTACGCCGAGCGTGCGGGCGGCACCGTCGAGGAGTGGCGCTCACGGATGGTCGCAGAGACCTGGTACTCGGCTGACGAGGCCGTGGCCGCTGGCCTGGCTGACGAGGTCCTAGGCGGCAAGCCCGCCGAGACCAACACGTGGGACCTGTCGATCTTCAACTACTCCGGCAGGGCATCCGCGCCCGAGCCGGTCATCAACCAGCCGCCGGCCGATCCGGTGCGCGAGGAGCTTCCGGCCGAGCCGGTGTTCCAGTTCGACCCTGACGCATTCAGGCGAGCCTTTGAGGAGGCAGCACGATGACCACCACCGTCCCCACGGCTCCGGCCGAGCTGGAAGAGATCCTGTCGGACCGGACCAAGGTCGAGGCCCTGTTCAAGGAGGGCACCTTCGGCCAGTTCGTGAAGAACTACGCCGACGCCATCAAGGCCAAGGACGAGTCGGTCGCCACTCAGGTGCGTGAGGAGACTCAGCGGGTTCTCGCCGAGTGGCTGAAGGACAACCAGGTCGACAACGTCAAGCGGCTCAACCTCGACCCGTCCCGTCCGGCTCCGAAGGACCGCGGCGCTGGCTACAACCCGAAGGCGCTGGGCGCTGTCCTGGACGCCGAGTTCACCGACACCGCCGACTACCTGCGCACCATCTGGTACAACAGCCAGTCGCCCGAGGCGTCCGCGAAGCGCGCGAAGATCCGCAACGACTACAGTTCGGCCGTCCCGTCTGACGGTGGTTTCCTCGTCCCCGAGTCGCTGCGGTCCACCCTGCTTCAGACGTCGCTGGAGACGTCCATCGTGCGTCCGCGCGCCATGGTCGTGCCGATGGAGTCGGCCCGCGTCCCGTTCCCCACGATCGACTCGACCACGAACGCGGGTTCCGTGTTCGGCGGCATGATCGCGTACTGGACAGAGGAGGCTGGCGCACTCCAGAAGTCGTCCGCCAAGTTCGGGAGGGTGGTCCTCGACGCGAAGAAGCTCACGGGCTATTCGATCGTCCCGAACGAGCTGTTCGCGGACTCCATCACCAGCTTCGAGGCGTTTCTCTCGCAGAAGTGGCCGCTTGCCCTGTCGTTCGCCGAGGACTCCGCGTTCTTCTCCGGCACTGGCGTGGGTGAGCCGCTGGGCTTCCTCAAGGCCGACGCTGCGGTGTCCGTGGCCAAGGGCGGCTCTCAGGCCGCCGACACGATCACCTGGGAGAACGTCGTAGGGATGTACGCCCGCATGCTGCCGTCGAGCTTGGGCGGCGCTGTGTGGATCGCGAACATCGACACCTTCCCGCAGCTCGCCACGATGGCCGCGCCCGGCGGCACTGGCAGCGGCGCCATCTGGCTCAACAACGGCGTCGAGGGCCCACCGATGAGCATCCTCGGCAGGCCGGTCATCTTCACGGAGAAGGCGGAAACCCTCGGCGACGCGGGCGACCTCAACTTCGTCGACCTGTCGTACTACCTGATCGGCGACCGTCAGCAGATGCAAATGGCGACGTCCGAGCACGTCGAGTTCGACACCGACCAGACCGCCGTCCGCATCATCCAGCGTGCTGACGGTCGGCCGTGGCTGAACAGCGCCATCACGCCCAAGAAGGGCACCAACACCCTGTCCCCGTTCGTCAAGATCGCGGCTCGGGCCTGACGTACGCCAGCCCCGCCGGGCCTTCAACTCCCCGGCGGGGCCCGTTCCGAACTGGCATTAACACCCCAAGAGGAAGGCAACACCCATGGCAGGACAGGAAGGTCTCGGCCGTCTCTTCAACGTGGTCCCGATCGCGGCCGGCATCGGCGTCAGCCTGAAGGACGCGGCCGGTGTGACGTTCGTTGTAACCGGCGCGGACACGTTCACGCTCACCGTGGCGGACACGTTCGGCGGCAGCTACGCGACCCCCGGCAACATCGTCACTAGGAAGTCCACGAACACGGCGACGAACGGTTCGGCCGCGTGGGTCGACACCACGCAGACCGCATCTAACGCGGTTGTGGTGGCGTCCGGCACCGCTGTGTTCTACGTCCCGGCGACGGCGCTGCCGGACGGCAAGGTGTACGTGAAGTGCTCGGCGGGCGCGTCGGGTCTGGTCAAGGCGATCGTGCACGATCTCGCCGTCCAGCGGACGCCCGCGAATCTGCCGGCGCTCGGGGCCTGATGGCTCTGTGGCTGTGCCTGGGCTGCTCCACCGCCTACGCGGTGGGGCTGCCTGGGTGCCCTCATTGCCAATCGACCGACTTCGTAGAGCAGGGACAGCCCATGCCGAAGATCACCCGTCATGGTGGCGCGTCCACCACTCCCGAGGAGGTGCCGCCATCGCCTGGGAACAGCTCCTCGACATCGCCGCAGAAGCCGCAGCCGAGCGAGAAGCCGAGCGAGACGCCGCGCCCTCGGCCTGCCCCAACGACGGCGAACCACTCCAAGCGGACCCGCAAGGGCAACTCCGCTGCAGGTTCGACGGCTGGACCTGGACCGGCTGACAACTGAAGACGCCTGACCGCCCTGGGAGGCACCCGTGAGCAGCATTTGGTACACCACCAGGGAACGGGTGAAGGCCGCCCTTGACGTGAAGCTGACGGCCCGCAGTGACCGCCAGGTAGACGAGGCCATCGACTCCGCCTCGCGCACCATCGAGGGGCTGCTACATCGCCGCTTCTACCCGTGGACCGGGACGCGCTACTTCGACTGGCCCAACCCGCAGCGCGCCCGATCGTGGCGTCTGTGGCTCGACCAGCACGAGCTGATCGAGGTGGCGGTCCTCATGGTGGCCGACGAGGAGATCCCCTCGTCCGACTACTTCCTACGGCCCGACGACGGCCCGCCATACACGCACGTCGAGATCGACATCGACTCGTCGTCAGCGTTCGGGTCCGGCGGCACCCACCAACGAGCCATCGCCATCACAGGCGTGTTCGGCTACAGCGCGGGCGAAGCACCCGCCGGGGCACTCGCCGCAGCCCTCGACACCAGCTCGACCGCCGTGACCGTGTCCGACTCCGCAGCGGTAGGCGTAGGCGACATCCTGCGCATCGGAGACGAGCGCATGGTCATCACCGGCAGGTCAATGGCTAGCACTGGGCAGACGTTGCAGGCCGACCTGACCGCGTCCAACGCTGACGTGTCTGTCCTCGTCGAGGACGGCACGGCGTACGCGGTGGACGAGGTGCTGCTACTCGACTCCGAGCGGATGTTGATTGTCGACATCGCGGGCAACCTGATCACGGTCAAGAGGGCATGGGATGGGTCGGTCTTGGCTACCCATACCGGCTCGGCCGTCTACGGGCCGCGCGCTTTGACCGTCGAGCGTGGCGCGCTCGGCACCACTGCAGCGGCTCATGACGACGCGACCGCCATTGCCCGTCATGAGCTGCCCGGCCTGGTGCGGGAACTGTGCCTCGCCGAGGCGCTGAACACGCTGCTGCAACGCCAGTCCGGTTACGCCCGCACGGTCGGGTCCGGCGACAACCAGCGCGAGGCGGCCGGCCGTGCGCTTCGAGACATCCGCGACCAGGCGTACACCGCCTACGGGCGCAAGGCACGGATTCGAGGGGTGTAGATGGAGATCAAGGTCAGCACCGGCTCGGCGGGGCCTGCGTTCGATGGGCGTGCGGCTGCTGCCGTCGAGGCGTTCATCGACGACGCCGAGCGGGAGATCGCCGAGGTTGGCGTCAACATCGTCCGGACGCAGCTCGATCGCGTCCTACGCACTCAGACGCCGTACTACCGGAATCAGATTCAGACGGACCGGGCGGCGGGTGACCGGGTGGTCACCGATGGGGGCGTGATCTACGGGCCGTGGCTGGCAGGTACGGGCAGCCGTAACGCCCCTGCTACGAGGTTCCGGGGCTACAACCACTGGCGGGTAGCGACTCAGCGGCTACAGGCGCTTGCGAAGGTCACCGCCGAGCGGGTCTTGCCGAAGTATCTGCGGAGAATGCAGTGAGCCTCGACACCACAGGCATCATGAACGCCGCTGTAAGCCACGCTCTGGCCCTCGGGCACTTCGAACGGGTGAACGGACACGAACCGGCCTCAGCGCCCGGCAGCGGCCTCACAGGGGCCGTATGGGTACAGGAGATCGGTCCCGTCCCTTCCGGATCAGGGCTACGCGCCACCACCGCGCGCCTCGTGCTTAACGTCCGCATCTACACGTCGATGCTCCAAGAGCCTGCCGACGCGATCGACCCCAACATGCTGACCGCAGTGGACGCGCTCATGTCGGCCTACTCCGGCGACTTCGATCTCGGCGGCCTCGTCCGCAATGTGGACCTGCTCGGCCAGACGGGCGCGAGCCTGTCGGGGCAGGCGGGCTACATCTCGCAGGACAACGTCCTGTATCGGGTCTTCACGATCACGCTCCCAATGATCATCAACGACGTTTGGACACAGGAGGCGTGATGGCGAAGCAGTCAGGGCTAGGTGACCGCCTGCTCGTGGCGGGCTACGACCTGTCGGGCGACATCGGTTCGCTCGGCAGCATCAGCGGCGGCCCGGCCCCGCTTGAGGTCACCGGCATCGACAAGCTGGCACCCGAGCGGATCGGCGGCCTACGGGACGGCGCGATCGAGTTCTCGGCCTGGTTCAACCCGGCCACCGGCAGGGCGCACCCGCGACTGTCCGCGCTGCCCACCACCGACCAGATCGTCACCTACCTTCGCGGGACCACGCTCGGCGGGTCCGGCGCTGCGATGGTCGGGAAGCAGATCGACTACGCCCCCACACGGGGCGATGACGGCAGCTTCACGATCGACGTACAGGCGGCGGCAAACGCGTACGGCCTGGAATGGGGAACGCAGCTCACGGCGGGCGTACGGGCCGACACGGCAGCCACCAACGGCACGTCCGTGGACATGGGCGCGGCTGGCACCCACGGGTTGCAGGCGTACCTACAGGTGACCGCGTTCACCGGCACGTCCGTCACGGTCAAGCTGCAGCAGTCCGACGACGACGGCGGCGCCGATGCGTTCGCAGACGTGACCGGCGGCGCGTTCGCCGCAGCCACCGGCCCCACCTCGCAGCGGATCGCCACCGCGTCAGACCAGGCCATCGAGCGGTATCTACGGGTCGTCACGACCGGCACCTTCACCGCGGCCTCGTTCTCTGTCCTCGTCGCGGTCAACCCGGTGGCGGTGGCGTTCTGATGCGTCCCGTCAACAGGATCACCCCGGTACTGCCCTCGACCGCGTTCAAGACCTACCAGGTAGTGGCCCCGCCCTCGACTCACTGGCGGCCGGCGACATGCGAAGAGATCGAGTGCGCGGCGATGGCTAGCGGGTGGCAGTCCCTCATTGACGAGCGGACCGAACTCGGCCAGCAGCAAGCCCACTACATCCGGCGCGAGTCAGGCCGCAGGTACACCGAACGGCGCGACGAGGCGGGCATGACCGTCTTCGAGTTCGTCTCCGGTCAGCGCTGCTTCGCCCCGCATCAGGTCCGGCTTGCCCGGCCTGAGGTGTACCTGGTCCGTGGCGGCGACTGGCGGGGCAACCCGGCCGGTCAGGTGCGCAAGCACGTCAACGCCGCCGACTGGACCGAGGACTTCGCGCTTCACCAAGAGCGCCTAGCCGAACAGATCGAACGGCAGTAACCAACCCGGCGACCACGAAGGGCTCATCGCTTCTGCGGTGGGCCCTTTTGCATGCCCAAACAGAGAGAAGGTGGGTCCGTTGGCCAAGGAATCCGGCCTCGCGTGGAGCGCCCTGTCCGTTGACGACTCGACCGGCAGCGTGTGCGACATCCGTAACGACGTCACAAACTTCGAATTCTCGACGCCCCGCGCCGTGCAGGACGTCACCGGCATCGACAAGAGCGCGATGGAGCGGCTGCTTCTGCTCGCCGACTTCAGCATCACGCTGAACGGCGTCTTCAACGACGCGGCCAGCATGTCTCACGTCGTGCTCAAGACGGTGTCCTCGACCAGCGTGGCGCGTACCACCACGATCACCGTGTCGGGTCAGACGCTCGCGCCTGAGGTGCTTTACACCGATTACGCGCTGTCTCGCGGCGCGGGCGGCGAGCTCACATGGTCGGCGCCCGGCGTCCTCTCCGATGGCACCGTGCCTACCTGGTCGGCCTGACATGGCTGGGTTCAAGCGGCCCGGCAAGGTCTACAAGCTGGTGTTCACCGACGACCTGGACGGCCTCGAAGTGAAGGCGCGGTCCATGTCCACGGGCGCACTGCTCGACATGGCTCCGCTGCTCGACCTGAAGCTCTCGGCCACTCCCACGGCCGAGGAGATGGAGGGCATTCGGGACCTGCTCGAACGGTTCGCCGAAGTGCTCGTGTCGTGGAACCTCGAAGACGACGACGACCAGCCCGTCCCTGCCGACATTGACGGCCTGCTCGCGCAGGACCTCGACTTCGTGATGACCATCATCACGGCGTGGGCGGACGCGGTCAGCGGTGTTCCCGCCCCTTTGCCGCAGACGTCGCCAGGTGGAGAGCCGTCCCTGGCGGCGTCGATCCCGATGGACGTGTCGTCACAGAGCCTCGCGAGCTAAAGCGCGCCAGGTGGGTGCTGACCATGTGCCAGCGCTTCCACTGTCTGCCCTCGCAGCTCCTCAACGAGGACGCCGAGTTCCTACGCCTGCTCGCTCTCGAAGAACTCAGTGGTCAGGGGGTGGGCGGTAGTGGCGAACGAAGTTGAGATCGTCATCACCGGCAAGGACAAGACCGGGGCGCTGTTCTCCGGCGTGACGGCCCGTACGAACAGCGCGTTCGCGAAGGTGCGGTCGTCGATCAGTGGCCACATGCAGGGCGCTGTGAGCGACGCAGACGCGGCGGGCAAGCAGATCGGTACCAGTCTGGCCGAGGGTGCGCAGAACGCCGCAGAAGGCGGCGCCGAGGGCATCCGGGGTTCGTTCTCGTCCACCTTCCAAGGCGTCGCCGACGAGGCCGATGGGGCGGGCAAGAGCATCGGCGAGCGGTTGGCGTCCGGGCTCGTGTCCGCCGTGTCTGCTGGCACGTCGCAGGTGCAGGGGTCGCTTACCGACACGTTCCGGGGAGCCGAGGGCGAGGCCGAGCGTGCGGGCGGCAGCATCGGCGACCGGTTGGCCGGCGGGCTGCGTACCGGCGTGCTTCGAGGAACTGACCTTGTGCGCGGTCTCCTGATCGGGCAGTGGGGTGCGCTCGGCGGCGAAGCGGACGGGTCCGGCCGTGGCATCGGCGCGAAGCTGATGTCCGGCATGTCCAGCGCGGCGCAAGCGGGCGCGGGTGCGCTCGTCGGCGGGCTGAAGTCCGTGCTTGGCTCCGCTGGTTCGGCCGCCGGTCCGGCGCTCATTGGGGCGGTGGCTGGTGCCGCCATCCCGGCGGCGGGTGCCGCTGGTGCGCTCATCGGCGGCGCCCTGGTGCTCGGCTTCGGTGCGGGTCTGGCCAAGCTCGGCGTGAGCATGCTCATGCACGTCGAGGAGATCAACAAGGAATGGTCTAAGGCCGAACAGAAGCGCGTCGCGGAGTCGAACAAGCAGGCCGAGAAGCTGCGAGAGCAGTTCGCCGACTTGAACCGCGACATCACGAACGGCTTCAAGGAAGTAGCGCAACCGCTGGTCGGCGTCCTCGACACGGTCCGGGCGAAGGTGCGGGAAGTCGGAGCCGAGTTCAAGCCCGCGTTCGCTGACGCGTTCGCGTCCATGAAGCAGCCGCTACAGGACTTCATATCGAACCTGGGTGACGGGCTGAAGGAACTTGCCCCCGCCATGCAACCGCTGACGGACGCCTTCAATGGCCTGCTCAATCAGATCGGACCACAGCTAAAGGGCGTCTTTTCTGGCATAGCGTCCTCTTTGACCGATTTGGCACGAAATGTGTCGGAAAACAAGTCCACGATCTCCACGCTTTTCGTTGGCCTGCTCCAAGCCATACCTGCCGTGATCAGCGCCATTTCCGGACTGATCAGCTTTTTCGGCACGATGCTCGGCGTCGTCAACAATCTCAGCGTGGTGCTCTCCGGCGTCTTCGTCGGCGCGACAGAGATCATTTTGGGCTTCGCAGAGAAGGTGCTCGGCGTACTGCGTACGGTCGGCGAGGCGATCAGCAGCATCCCCGGCATGGAAGAGATCGGCCGCAAGATGGTGGCCGGGCTCGACACCGCTATCGCCAAGGTCGGCGAGTGGAAGCGGGCAGCGCAGGAGGCGGGCAAGGCCGTCGAGCTGAAGGCGAACATCTTCGACCTTCAGCAGAAGCTCGACATTGCCCGTACGGCCCTCATGGACCCTGAGATTTCAAAAGAGCGTCGAGCCACGCTCAACGCTGAAATCTCGCAGCTCTTGTCGAAGAAGGCCGAAGCTATCGTCGCGCTCGGCGATCCGAAGCTGGTCAAAGAGTACAAGTCGGCGATCAACACCGAGATCAGCACGCTCCAGTCGAGGCTGGCCACGGCCCGTAAGGAGTTGCAGAATCCGGAGTTGACCCGAGAACGCCGATCGAAGTTGAACGCCGACATCGCCCAACTCAAGACGGCGGTAGCGCAGGCCAAGGCGCAACTCGCGTCGATCAAGTCGAAGACCGTGTCCGTCACCGTGAACACGATCTACAACGGCAGCGCGGCTGCTGACGCTGCCCTCGCGGCGAAGAACCGGGCGCACGGCGGTATCACTGGCGCGGCTGGTGGCGGCCCGCGCTCGAACATGACCCTCGTCGGCGAGCAGGGCCCCGAACTGGTGCGGTTGCCGTTCGGCTCGACCGTGATCCCCAACGGCCAGTCGGAAAACATGCTCGGCAAGACCGGGGGCGGCGGCGGGGTGACCGTGAACCTGTACGTACAGGGGTCCATCCGCTCTGACCGTGACCTGGTGGCGCTCATCCGGGACGAGTTCCTTAACGGCGGATTCAGAGGGGCTGTGACGGCATGAGGGCGCTAGCTGCTGGGCTGCTGCTGGTGGCACTGACCGCATGCGGCGGCCACACCTACGACGAGCAGGCGCACCGGGCCGACGTCGAGCAGACGCGCGGCCCGGTCGAAGACTGGCCGAAGCTCCGCGACAACATGCGGGCGCTGTGCCACTCACCGGCCGAGCTGTTCGCATTCGCGGTGTCCGCCAACCAGTCGGCCGGCATCGACATCGACGTCCACATCAGGCACCTGTGCCCGGAACGCCTCGACGAGGCGCAAGCAGTGAGGGGTTCCCGATGACGCTCGTGGTGGTCAACCAGGGTGAAGAGGCGTTCCTGGACGCGATCCTCGCTGTCGGCTACACCCTTCACCTGTTCCAGAACGACGTGACGGACGGGCTGACCGCCGGGCAGATCGAAGCGCTTGACGAGTCGGACTTCACGGCGGCGACGTTCACCGGCTACTCGTCGAAGGCGCTGACGGGCGGCTCGTGGACGACGACGCCGGGCGACCCGTGCACGGGCTCCTACGCACAGCAGACGTTCGTCAGCAGCACCGACCAGACCGCGCAGACCCTCTATGGGTACTACGTCACCCGCACATCGGACGGGGCGTTGCAGTGGTTTGAGGAGTTCACATCCCCGCTGGTCATCGAGTTCGAAGGCGAAGCAATCCGCGTGACTCCGCGTATCACGCTCGCCGATACGGGGGACTGACCGATGGCATTCCCCACCATCACCGCTACGTCCGTTGACGTCTCCGGCGCTGTGCCTGCCCGCAGCCAAGGTGACCTCGTGCTGTTGATCGCAGAAGCGGCAGACGGGAGCGGGTCGAAGGACCTAGTCGTAAGCTCGCTGCTCGGCCAGTCGTGGAGTCAGTTGGGTTCGCTCGCTGGTACCACTGCCAGCACGTCGTACCTCTCGGTTGCATACCTGATCGCCGCGAACGCCGGATCGAGCACCACGGTTACCGTGGGCTTCAGCGGGTCCGGATGGAGTACGGCCGGCATCCAGACCTTGGTCATCTCTGGCGCACACAAGACCACACCGCCGGAAGTCGCTTTCGCGACCGGCCAGAATCCGCCCTCGTTGGACCCAGTCAACTGGGCCACCGAGGACACTCTCTGGATAGCCGTAGCGGCCAGATATAACAGCGCCCCCACGACATCTCCGACGAGTTACACCACCTCCATCTCAACCTCGACCGCAACGCGGGTTGCGTACAGGGCGCTGAACGCCGCATCAGATGACCCTGCGGCGTTCTCTGGCGGGACCGGAAACGGATCGGCGGCCACTCTCGCGATTCGCCCCGCACCGCCACAGAGCAACGCCCCAAGGTCCATGCACTACGCCATGCAAGGAGTGAGGTGACGGTATGGCGCTCGCCGGAATCATCCGCCAGTCCACCGCCGTGAACGTGATGGTCGGCCCGTTCGTCGACTCCACAGATGGCGCGACCGCCGAGACGGGGCTCACCATCTCTCAGGCTGACGTCCGCCTGTCGAAGAACGCGGGCGACATGGCGCAGAAGAGTGATAACACCGCCCTTGTCCATGACGAGATCGGCTACTACCTGTGTGAGCTGGACGCCACCGACACGAACACCGTGGGCGCGCTCATGCTGGCCGTGAACGAGTCGGGCGCGCTGCCCGTCCGGATGGACTTCCAGATCGTCGAGGAAGCCGTGTATGACGCGCTGTTCGCCGCGTCGGCTACCGGCGGTCTCCCGGTTGCGTCGGGCGGTATCACGTCGGCATCGTTCGCGTCAGGCGCGGTGACAGCGTCGGCACTGGCTACGGACGCGGTCACGGAGATCACCGCGTCCGTTGTCGCTGCCCTGCTCGACCTCGACCGGCGCGGCACCGCGCAAGGCGCCGGTACGGGCTCGGACACGCTCGTTCTAGCGGCGGGCGACCAGAAGACGGACGACTTCTATAACGGGGCGATCATCGTCATCTTGGAGGGCGCCGGGTCCGGCGTATCCGTGGCCGAGCGCACCCGCCGCATTGTCGACTACGCGAACGCCACGAATCAGCTTCAGGTGGATGCGAACTGGTCAGAAGCCGTAGACAACACGACGGTGTACCTGATCGTCGGGGGGTAGATCGTGGCCGGGCACGCCGCTCTGTTTCAGCTCCTCGCATCCGAAGAACTCGACCTCATCGGGTCCGCCACCGGCTCCGGAGGGGTCGAGATCGGCGGCACTGCGGATGTCGACATTCTCCTCTACGTGGGGGTGGCCACCGGCTCGGGCGGGGTTGAGATCGGCGGCGCCGCATCGGTCAAGGCGAGCGCACCCCAAGCCGCGTCGGACATCATCGTCGAGTGGGACTTCGACAACGATGGCGACTTCGACGAGCCAGGGGAGGACATCACCGCCTACGTGCTGTCGGCGGAGACGTTCACCGGCCGAGACTGGCCGTCGCTGCTCACCGGCAAGTCCGGTCCGGGCAAGCTGCGACTGTCGCTGCGCAACGATGATGACCGGTTCTCCTACTTCAACGCCTCGTCGCCGCTGAACGCCGCCCCGTTCTCGCTCAAGACCGGGCGGAAGGTCCGTGTCCGCACTGCCGGCGCGGCCAACCCCGACCCGGCAACCCTGACCAGGGACCGGTTCCGGCGCGCAAATGGGCCGCTGGGAAGCGAAGAGGGCGGCCTGACCTACGTCGAACCGCTCGCCAACGACTTCACCATCGAGAGCAGCCGGGCCGTCGCGACCAGCGAGGGCAACACACACATCGCCGTCGTGGATGTCGGGACCGCGGACTACTACGTGCAGGCACAGATCAGCGTCCTCGGCATCATCGGCAACGAGGCCGGCATCGTCTACCGGTACGTGGACAGCGACAACTACAGCGTGTGCGTACTCGACGTAACGACCTCGTCTCTCCGGCTGGTCAACGTTGTGGCGGGGGTGGAATTCCAAGTCGCCGGGCTCGGCGTCGAGGTGTACTCAGGAGCGACGATCGGCGTCCTCGTCGAGGGCTCGATCGTGGTCGCGTACCTAGAGGGCGTCCCCCTGTTCGTCGGGACGACGATCAACGAGAGCGCCGAATCGGTCGGCATCTACGCGGAATGGTTCACCGACGACAACCGCCCGGAGATCGACAACCTCTATGCCTGGGCCGGTCTGCCCGAACAGGTCGAGGGCGTGCTGTGGACGGGCGACATAGCCGAAGTGGCGGCGTCCGTCTCCCCTGGCCCCGAGAAGATCGCGACCCTGACCGGCGAAGGCTGGCTGTCCAAGCTGGCCACACAGCACATTTCGCCGCCCGCGTCCATCACCGGCCGCAAGACGGGACTGCTCGTCGGCAACGTCTTGGCGGGCTCCAATCTGCTGCATCCGCCGGGTGTCATCGACGAGGGCGACGTCTCGACCGGGGCCTTCGCGCTCGACGGAACCAGCGCTATGGAGGTGGCGCGGCGCGTCGAGGAAACCGAATTCGGGTTCCTGTACGAGGCGCAGGAAGGGCCAATCTCGTTCGCGTCGCGGTCCGCCCGCGACGGTGCGCTGGCCCTGGCGGCGTTCACGGATGCCCCCGGTGGCCAGTTCGGCTATCACCGGTTGGAGCCGTACGACTGGCGGCGTGAGGTGTTCAACCGGGTTGTGGCGGGCGTGTCCCCGTGGCTGGAGGGCGCGGAGGCCATCCTGTTCACCGACCCTGGCCCGTACTCGCTCGCCTCCGGTGAGACGCAGGCGTTGCAGGCCGCCTATGACGGGACGGTCGTACGGTGGACGGGTCACACGCGAAACGTCGCCGCACCCGGTCCGCCTACCGGGATCAGCGTGGACGTCCAGTCCTCCAGCTCGGCCAGTGGAACATTCGACGTCGCCATGCCCTCCACGGTGAACGCGGGAGATCTCCTACTGATCGTCTGCTCCGTCACCGCCGACTGGCCAGAGGGCTGGTCCTTTGTCTCGTACTCTCCCCTCGTCTTGGCGAAGATCGCGACTGGCGTCGAGGGCGGCACGAACGTAGCCCTCGCCGCCTTCGGCGACTTTCCGTGGGCCGTCCAGGTCATTCACGTCACCGGTTGGCATGGCAGTCTCGACGGCATAGCGGTGGGCGGTTTCACGGGCGGGGCGGACACCAGCCCGAATCCTCCGTCGTTGGCGTTCCCGTGGGGCGCGCTACCCGCCCTCGTCATCGCGGCGTACCAGGCCGAGTACGAGGTCGCCGATGGGTCCGTATCGCATAGCGGTATCCCCTCCGGCTATACGAACGGCGAGTCCGCATCGGCCGAGGATGACTTGGGCGACGGCATTACCTACGGCATGATCGTGGGGACGGCTCAACGGCAGGTGAACGGGCTTGCATCGGAAAATCCGGGAACGTTCGCCCTGTCCGCTTCTACTGGGGACTACTGGGTCGACTGGGACGCTCGCACCATTGCCATCCGTGGGCCGGCCACCGGTGCCGTCACGCCCGTGACTGGCGGCACTCCGTCCGGGGCGAACCCGGAGTTCACCATCGGCTACGTGGCCTCGCTCGGCGGCACCACGCAGGTTCACGAGAACATCGAGGTGACCGGGGTTCCGCTGGTGCAGGGCGATCAGCAGCTCGTCCAGGCCGACGACTTCAGCTCACAGGACGAACACAACGCGATCCGGACCTACACCAACCCGGCCAACCTGTTTGCGACGTCCACTGACGCGCAGGTGTACGCAGACCTGGTGTTGGCCACGCACGGCGACGACCGGCCGATCGTGTCGCTGTCGTTCTACGCAACCAAGTCGGCGGCTTACCGGGCGCAGGCTGCCCGCCGCAGGGTCGGAGACAAGATCCGGTTGGTGGCGGACCACAACACCGGGTTTGGCATCGACGCCGATTTCTTCATCGAGGCCATCGCCCACAGGTGGTCACACGGCACGCGGCTATGGGAGACAACGTGGGAGCTGTCTCCCGCCTAAACCCCCCAACCAGGCACTAAGGGGAGGGCCCATTTCTGCCATGACCGAGATCCTTGCCGTCTGCATCGCAATGGTGACCCTCGCCGGGGGCGTCACTGTCGCCGTGAAGCTGATCAAGTTCCTGAAGAAGATGGGTGACGCCGTTGACGACCTACAGGGCGAACCCGCCCGGCCCGGCGTCCCGGAACGGCCCGGCGTGATGGTGCGTCTCGCGACCATCGAGGAACAGCTGTACCCCAACCACGGCTCGACGCTGCGAGATGCCGTCGATCGGGTGGCCGTGTCGGTGAAGGGCCTCGAAGAGCGGTTCGACGAACACATTCAGCAGCAGAGCGACTGACCTAACGAGCACGGAGGAGTAACCCATGGCGATGGCTGACACCTATCTGAACCTGACCGCACAGGCGGGCGGAACGGCGATCACGCATATCGGGCTGGTGGACGGTTCCGGCATCGAGCTGGTCGGCGGCAGCTACGCACGCAAGGCCGTCACCTGGACGGCTGCGAGCGCTGGCCTGGTCCGGCCGAACGCGAACCTGGTGTTCGATGTGCCGGCCAGCTCGACGGTCGCAGGGTGGCGCGGTTTCTCCGCGTCCACGTCCGGCACCAACTACGGCGGCGCTGACCTTGCCAGTCAGGCGTTTGCCACGGCGGGCACGTACACGTTGCTGGCCGCATCCACAGCGATCGACCACGACGCGGCCTGACCGCACCTGACGGGGAGGGGCGGCGATGGCATCCCTCAACCGGAGGGCGCGGGCCGAAGCGGTCAAGGCGGCCACCAGCGCAGACTGGCGGAGCGGCGGCGGCAAACGCCTCACGAAGGCGAGAGGTGACCGGCGGCTTGTCGTCACGCAACAGCCTGAACTCATTCTCGACGCCAAGGGCGAGGTCATCGGCGTTGACGTTTGGGTCGAGCTGTTCGACGAGCAGGGCAACGAACTCCCGATCGACCCGCACAGGCGCATCATCAACCCGCCGACCGTGCCCCGCTCGGGCATCCCGGAGTCGCCGGGCCTTGACCGGAGCAATCCCGTCAGGCTTATCGGCGAACCGCAGCAGCGCACTACCGCCCGGACTGTCACGGCCGATCCGCTCGAAGCGTTCTATGAAGCGGTTTGGGACTCGATCGAGGAGACGCCCAACCCGCAGGGGTGGCGGACCCGAGGCACCGTCACCACGATCTACCCGGACGCCTCGGACGGGTTTCTTCAATGCATCGATGTGGACTACACCACCGCCGCAAATGGCAGCCTCTTGTTTGGGGTCAACGACGACAGCGCCTCTCTCTACGTCGGGCAGATTTATGACGCGGACTTCTCGGATTACGCAATCCACGAGGCGTTTCTGTCGTTCGACACGTCCGCCATCGCTGACACGGATGTTGTGTCGGCGGTGGACCTGTCGGTGTGGCTTGTGTCCGACGCCTCCGACATGGACTTCGTCATCGAGGCCAGGGAGAAGGATTGGGGCGCGACAGTTGAGGTCGCGCTTTGGACACCCCCGGCCAGTCTCCCCAGTTACCCGCTGCTGGCGTCGCTCGACACCAGCGGCATGGGAGCGACCGGCGCATACAAGACGCTGACGTCGGAGTCTGCGTTCTTCGCGGCGACGAACCTTAGGACCGGCGTTGTCTACGTGATGTTGAACGGGTCACGGCACCGCGCCATGATCCCGCCCAGTCTTGGGGTGTGGGACCTTGTTATCCTGTCCTCCTCCGACCAGGACGGTACGACGCAGGACCCCAAGCTGACCATTACGCACGCGGATGTGTCGGGCGGATCGGCTGCGACCGTCACCGCCTCGGCGGCGGGCGGCGGCTCTCTCGCTGTGTCGGGCGGGTCGCAGGCCACGGTGTCCGTGTCGTCGTCCGGCGCCGGGTCACCAGCGTTTGCGGGTGGCGCTGAAGCGGACGTGACGGCTGTCGTGTCGAGTTCGGGCAGTCCCGGCCCGGCGGGTGGCGCTGCGACTTCCGTGGACGCCATGGCGTCCGGCGCGGGCAGTCCTGCCACATCGTCCGGGGCAGACGCCACGGTCACCGCCTCGACAGCGGGGGCGGGCAGTCCTGCCACGTCCAGCGGCGCAGACTCGACCGTCACGGCGACCAGCTCGGGCGCGGGCAGCCTCGCCATGTCGGGCGGGGGCGAAGCGGCGGCATCCGTCACCGCGTCGGGAGCGGGCACGCCGGCCACGTCCGGCGGGTCAGTTACGGCGAGCACCATCACCGCGTTCGGGGCTGGACAGCTTGGAGCATCGGGCGGGGCTGACGCGTCCGTCACGATCTCCTCAACCGGCGGCGGCGCACGCCTGTTCGTGGACCTGACGGTAACGGTCGGGCCGACCCGCACCCTTGACCGGGTGGCCGTAGGCGAGTCCCGCCAATCGGTCGCGGTCGGCGAGTCCCGCCTGTCGTGGACGGTCGCAGCATCCCGCCC